CATGAATCAGATCTTGATTCTGATGGAGCTAAGGAGTATTTAAATAATAATGGAGATCCTTCTCCATCTATCGTTGCTTGGTATCTCTGGGGTGGTAATCCAGCTGATGAGTTCAGAATGGGTGCTGCTCGTTGGGCTGAGAGACAAGATGACAATGAAGATCGTGGAGCTGATAAATTTGCAAGGACTACAAAAGGAATATTAATGGAAAATAGAGAACTTAGATTTATTGTTCATAACTTTGAGACTAGAGAAGATGAAAACATCGGAGTCATCGGTGGTTATGCCAGTGTGTTTGATTCACCATCACAAGTACTTGGTGGTGGTTTTATAGAATATATAAACAGAGGTGCATTTACTAAAACAATTGCAGAGCGTGGTAACAACCCAGCTGCTAGATCTGATATTTTGTGCTTCTGGAATCATGACTCAAATATCGTGCTTGGATCAAAAAGAGCTGGATCCTTAAGACTTCAAGAAGATCAAGTTGGTTTAGCTTATGAATGTGACTTAGATCTTAGAAATTCAATGGCAAGAGATGTTTACTACATGATCAGTAGAGATTGTGGTGGAACTTCTTTTGGTTTTGAATGTTTAGAAGATTCTTGGGAACTTGGTGCTGAAAATGAACCAATGAAGAGATATATTCATAGCGTAAGACTTTATGAAGTCTCACCTACTGCTCAACCAGCATATACATCAAGTGATTCTCATATTGTTAGATCACTTCAGTCTTTATCTAAAGCTTCTGGATTAGATCTTAGAGATTTAGTTAAAGCTGCTGAAAATGATCAACTTAAAGAAGCTATAGAACATCAAACAAAGAAAACTGATGATCACAATATCAAGATAAAAGCTTCTGCTAGATCAAGACAATTGGATCTACTCAAAAAATAAAATTTTAAAAGTGTTGAGATCGGCTTAACCATCTCACAAAAAATAAGTATAAGTGAAGATCGGTAAACCCATCTTCAAGTTTTTATATAGGAGACTTAAATGTCAGTTATAAAAAAATTGCAAGAGTCCAGAAATCACAACTGGGAAGAAGCTAAAAAATTAAATGATTTAGCTGTTTCTGAAAACAGAGATTTTACTGGTGAAGAACAAGCTCAATGGGATAAATTAAATAATTCCATGAATGATCTTGATAAAAGAATCAAAGAAATCACTGCTCTTGAAGAAAATGCTAAAGAGACTGAAGAAATTGTCGAAAGATATGCTTCAGCTCCAAAAGAAGAAGCTTCAGCTCCAGTAGAGAAATCTGCTCTTAGAAAAATGGCTGATGGTGAGATCAAAGAACATAGATTTACTAGAGAACAAAGAGACTTAACAAGCAGTAATGCTGGTGGAGTCGTTCCACAATCTTTTTATGATCAAATCACAGCTGTAATGGAATCAATTGGACCACTTAGAACATTAGGAACTGTTGTTGAAACAAGTTCTGGTGAAGATGTTAAGTTCCCAACTTTAACAGCTAACAGTGCTGCTGCACTTGTTGCTGAAGGTGGAACCATAGGTGAATCCGATGCTACAATTTCAAGCTTTACACTTGGATCCTACAAGTTAGCTTTCTTAACACAGTTATCACAAGAATTACTTCGTGATTCTGGAGTTAATTTAGAAGCTGTTCTTGCAGAACAAGCAGGTATTGCTCTTCAAAAGAAAATGAACCAATACTTCATTGAAGGAACTGGTTCTTCTCAACCAAAAGGTTTAGAGAATGTTTCAACAGTCAAAACTTTGGCTGCAACTGGTGCCATAACAATAGATGAAATCTTTGATGCAATCTATGGAATGGGACAAGCTTATAGAAATGATCCATCATTCGCAATGATGTTCAGTGGTAATACCATTAATGAGATCAGACAGCTTAAAGATTCTAACAATCAATATTTGTGGAGTCCAGCTGTACAAGCAGGTCAACCAGATAGATTAGCTGGTGTTCCAGTTTATGAAGATGCAAACATAGATGATATGGGTGCTTCTGCAAAAATGGGATATGTAGGTGCTTTCAAGAGATTCTACATTCGCCAAGTAAATGGGATCGATATTGCAAGGTCAGATGATTTTGCATTTAATGCAGGTCTTGTTTCTTACAGAATGCAAGTATCTTTCGATTGCTCTCCAGATGCAGATTCTTCTGCAATCAAAAAAATCGTTAACGCTGCTTCTTAAGAACAGTGCATGGATGCTCCAGCAATGGAGCATTCAGTCAAGGTCATATTTGTATATGGTCTTGGCTGAATTTCATAGGAGATAAAAATGAAAATAAAAATAGTTAGAAATTACGAAGGACTACTTAATGGTAATAAAGTTCCATTCGGTGAAGTCGTTGATCTACCTAAAGAAGATGCAGAATGGCTTCTTAATAACAAAATTGCTGAACCAGTAAAAGATGTTAAAACAGAAAAAGCTGCTGCACCTAAACCAAAAGAAAAAGCTAAGAAGTAATTATGTTGGCAGCTCGAATCTCACAAGGAACCAGTATGGTTCTAAAAAATTCTAATGGTCGAGTTGCTGTTTCATTTGAAGTTGATGGTACATTAACTGATGCTTCTGGCAATGTAACAGTAACAATTGTAGATAAAGAGTTAGGCACAACTTTAGTTGATGCTCAAACTGCAACAAACTTATCCACTGGTGTTTACTATTACGATCTAGGAACTTCAAATACTTCAAGAGTTAGAAGATTAAAAGCAACTTGGAGTGGATCTTTTGAATCTACTTCACAATCCAGAGATTTATATTACGAAGTTGTCGGTGGATATTTATTTACTGAAAAACAAATTAGATCTTTTGATCAGTCACAGCTTTCATCTACATCAACTTATACAGATGAGATGATCAGAGATGAGAGAGCTAGAGTTACAGAACTACTCTATGACTGGACTGGTATTAACTGGATCGAGAGATATGGTTATGCTGAATTACAAGGTGAAAACTCAATTCAGATCAACCTTCCAGATCGCCAGATCAATGAAATTATTTCTTGCACGATCACTGGAGCATCTCAAACACTTTCAGATCTAAAAATAGATAAAAGCTTAGGAATTGTTTATCACAAAGATGGTACTTTTACTTTTGCTACAAGAGCTTATCCATTAAATGTTGTATTTGAATACTCCAATGGTTATACACAAATAACTGATGGTGTAGATCGAATTGCAATGAAGCTGGTGATCAATAATTTAGTTGCTTCTCAAATTGTTGAGAATGCAAGATCCTTCTCTGATAATGCTGGTCAAATAGATCTGATCTTAGAAGGTGGTCCACAACATAATCGGACCAGAATACCAGAAGTGAATGCTTGGCTTGATCAACACTCACAATCAATAGTGATTTACTAAGATGTCAGTTTCAGTTGTAAAAGTTTTTAGAAATAATTTAGTAACTCAGTTAGAAGCAAGAGCTGGTCTATCTGGTGTTAAAGTTTTTAAATACTCTGCTGGTGATGAAGCTCCAGCAAATGAGTTTATAGCTTTATTAGATGCTTCGACTTCTTTAATACCTTCTGGCTTTGGTGGTAAGTATAGAGAAGAGACAACTGTTAATGGTGTTGTCTATGTTCACAAATTTGGAGCTGGTGATCTAGTAGCTGATGAAGCTAAAGATAGAGCTGATGATTTAATTAATGAAGTTTTTCAACAAATAGTTTCAGATCCAAGTGCCAATAGTGCAGTTGATAATACTGAGATCACAGATCTTACTGAAACTAATGGAATGACTGATCAAGGCAGATACTGTTCGATTGAGTTTGAATTGGTATTTGATAAAGACACAATTTAGGAGATATACATGGTCGATAATAAAAAACCTATTCAGAAAAAACCTAGTGTTAAAAAACCAATTGGAAAAATGGTAGCTGCTGTTGGTTTGACTATTAAAGGTAATTTTTTTGAAGCTGGTGAAATTGTAACTGTTGAGATTCCAGAATGGATGATCGAACAGAAATTAGTAATAGAGGAAAATAAATAATGGCTACAGCAGGTAATAGTTCAAAGATAATTTATGGAGAGTTTGATTTTTCAAGCAATCTTGCATCTGCTTCTGTTTCACATGCAGTCCAAACAGTTGATGTTACAACTTTTGGATCTTCCAATGTGGTGTTATTACCAACCTTAGAATCTGGAGAAGTTAGCTTTGATGGTTTTTGGGCTGGAGATACAGATGGAATTGATGAAGAGATTGTAGCAAGACTTCAATCTTCTTCTAATACTCCAGTCACTTTTGCAATGGCTGGATTAACTAGAGGTAATAAAGTAAAGATGATCTCTAGTAAACAAACTAACTACGAAATCAGTTCAGAAGTAGCTGGTGCAGTAGGACTCTCAGCATCTATGAATGGAGAGTTTGTTGGTGGTGGAGTTTCGTTAAAAGATCTTGATGCTGAATCGGCATCAACTGATCATACAAGTGTTGACAATAGTGCAAGTACATCTAATGGAGCGATTGCTTACATTCATGTCACAGCTGTAACTGGTACGCCAAGTGCAGTTATAAAAGTTCAGCATTCTGCTGATGATAGTTCTTGGGCTGACCTTGCAACTTTCACAACAGTCACTGCTGCAACATCAGAGATTAAGTCAGTCACTGGAACTGTGAATCAATATTTGAGAGTGAGTTCCACTTTTGGTGGATCTGGTTCAGTAACTTATTCAATAGTTCTAGCGAGAAAACTTAAATAAGTATTAATTAATTTATATAGGAGATAAAAATGTCAATAGCAGCTAAGAACAGCCACTTTAGTTT